GCCACGATCGTCGACTGCGAGGTCGCATCGCCGTCCATGTACCCCTGCACGGTGACCGACGCTTCGCTCTGCCCGTAGACGTAGTTCTTGAACCCGTTGCCGAGCTCGGTGATCTCGATGGGAGTCCGGCTGTAGTTCAGGGAGATGTCGAACACGCCGTTGATCGCGACGGCGCCGTAGGTGATCGAACTGGTGCTGGTTGCGTACGTCGCCACGTCAGGGCTCCCGGTAGTAGAGGTCGAATTCGGTGGTGATCACGGCAGGCTGGGCCTCGTCGCCGTCCGCGACGATCGGCTCCTGCACGTTGTAGGACTGGAAGACGGTCGCCTCGAAGACGAACGAGTTGTGGGTGCCCGCCGCGACGCACGCGCGCAGCTCGTCGGCGAGCTCCGTGGCCTCGTTCACGGTCGTGTGCACGAGGTGCACGGTCAGCCGGATGCGCTTGAGCGTCCCGCCCAGCGTCGCGTTCTGCATGTCGGCGACGGTGAACACCACCGCGGGAAGGTTGTTCGCCGTGAGCTCCGGCCGGAACCCGTAGGTGAACCGCGCGTCGGGGATCGCCGACAGCGCGCTCGCCGTGCGGAGCATCGTGCGGATCGCCTGCTCGACGTGGGCCATTAGTTGACCTCCGTGCAGTCGATCTCGGCGCGGCGGTTCTTCTCGTCGATGTTTCGGATCGCGTTGATGCGGAGCGTCTTTGATCCGATCGTCAGCCGGTGCGACTCGTTGACGCCGAGCCGCTTGAGCTCGAGCCAACGGCACACGACCTGGTAGGAGCGGACGATCGCGACGCCCTGGGCGTAGGCGCGCTCGTCGGCTCCCACGTCGCGAAGGTCGCAGCGGAACGAACCGACGAGGTTCCAATCGTCGTCATTGTGGCCGAGGTCGTCGGTCGACGCGATCTCGTACGCGTAGGCGGTCTGCTGCAGAAGCCCGCCCGAGATCATCGGAACGGCCCCCGCACCGAGAGGCTGTCGAGCAGGAACTCCAGCGACATCGGCACCATCGAGAGGTTGACCGGCTGGCTGGCCTCGGGATTGTTGTACCAGTGCCCGACGAGCGCGATGAGCGCCTGCTCCGCGTCGGCCGGATCGGACGCGTGCCCGGCGACGTAGGTGACCGTGATGAGGGTTCCCTCGTACAGGCTCGGCGACTCGAGGAACCGGATCACGGGCATCGCGTCGCTCTCGTCGACCCAGTAGTCGGTCGCCGGCATCGTCGTGAGGACGTTCGCCGAGTCGTAGTAGGTCACGCTCGTGAGCGAGGTGTACGGAGCCGCGTTCAGCACGGCGTCCGTCCACTCGCGCAGCTTCATGGTGCGCGTGGCGCTCGACAGATAGCGGCCCGTCCGCCGCTCGAAGAGAGCGACGGCCGCGGCGATCAGACGGGTAAGCTCGGTGTCATCGTCCGAGTAGGAGATGCGGAGCGCCGTCTTGACTTCGGTCAGAGTCAGGGCCATAGAAAGGTGAGTGGCGCCTTTCGGCGCCAGCCACCCGGAGAAGAGGCAGACGATCAGGCGCCGTCGTTGTCGCCGTAGATGGCGGCGAAGGCTTCGGGCTGCATGATGCGGGAATCGGTGCGAGCCCAGACGTACATGGTGGACTTCTGCGTCGACGCCGCGGAATACGGGTCGATCATCGACTCGATGCCGCTGCGGTCGAAGATCTCGAAGTAGTCCCAGTTTCCGACGATGAAGTAGGCGTTTCCGCGGGTGTTCGTGCCGGTCGCACCCGACTGCGTGGTCGCGACGTACTCGCCGATGTAGTACGGGAGCCCGTAGATGGTGCCGGGCGAACCGAGCGAGAGCCCGCCGGTCTCGGAGAGCTTCCAGACGTAGTCGCCGCCGCTCGCGGTCGTCTTGATCTTCCGGATCGTCTTCAGGACGGTGTCGGAGGTCAGGATGCGGAAGCGCGGCGAGTTCCGGTACGCGGACGGAACCGCGTGGATGCAGTCGATGATGTTGTCGCCGCTGATCGCCGTCGCGACCGCGTCCTCCGCGAGCTGCACACCCTGGTTGATGATGCGGCCGGTGTTGCTGGTCGCCCACGAGTTCGAGCTCACGTCGCCGATTCCCTGCGGAGCGGACGCTCCCCCGCCGACGGTGAACGCCTCGTCCATCTTCTTCGCGAGCGCGACTGCAAGACGGTCCGTGACGTACTGCATGCCGGTCCCGATGCCGCCGGTGCCGATCGCGTCCTCGATGAACTCCTTGGTCATCGTGGTCGCGGCGACGTACTTGTAGGGCGTGACGGAAACCGACGCGAACGCCGGATCGGCCGGAGTGATCGAACCGCCTTCGCTGACGAGAGCAGCGGTCGGGAGAGCGCCCTCCACCTTGATCGTGCGGTTGGAGTCGATCGTCGAGACCTTCGCGATCTGGCGCAGCACCGAGGCCTCATGCATGCGCGCCACGATGCGGCGCTCCATGTCGGTCGGGATCGCCGCGTCGGTCGTCCCGAGCTGGAGCTCGCGAATCTCGGCCTCGTTCTTGGTGGCGTGAGCGAAGAGCCAGCGCGCCGCGAACTCCGCGCTGTTGCGGTCGAGGTCCTTCTTGGCCTCGACCGGGCGGGCGCGGAGGGTCGGCTCGGCGAGGCGGGCCTCGAGCTCGCGCACGCGGTCCTCGGCGGCCTTCCGCATCGCGTATTGCGCCTGGATCGTCTTCTCGACCGCGTCGAGGTCGGCGTCCATCTTGGCGAACTTCTCGCGCTCCTCGCCGGAGCCGAGGCTGTCCACGGTCTGCCCGGCGCGGCCGGTGCGACGCTCGTACGCGTCGACGCTCTTGCGGTACTCGTGGGCGATCCCACCGAGCTTGTTCAGCTCATCCATCGTTCAACCCTTTCAAGGTGAAGTTCCAGCCGCTTGCGCGCGGCTTCCTGAGCAGCCGCGTCAACGCGACGCAGGCTGGAATTGGTCTGGGGATACGCGGCATCCTGCACGACGCTGATCTCGACGAGCTTCGCCCGCTTGACCAGCCGCTCGGTCCGCTGCCTGTTCCACGAGTCCTCCTCGACGAAGAACCCGAACGACATCTCGCCGCTCAGGTCGCCGCGTTCAAGCAGGACGCGCACGTCGTTTCCGAGCGTGGTGTCGGGCAGCTGCGCGTCGAAGGCAAGTCCGTTCCGGTCCGACCGCAGCGTCAAGGTGCCCGATCGCGTGCGCGCGAGCGGCATCGAGGTGTCGTGGTTGTAGTAGAGCTTCACGTCGCCGGCCGAGCGAAGCGTGTCGTTGAACGCGCCCGGCGCGATCCGCTCGACGAACGTGCGGCCGTGGTCGGCGATCTCGCGCGAGTCCTGCCCGTAGACGGCCGCATAGCCCGAGAGGGTGCGGCCCTGCACGGTGTTCTCGGTGCGGACCGAGCGGCGCTCAAAAGTCATTTGGCGTCCCTTCCTGCTCGCTTGTGTCGGTGCCGATGTTGGTCTGCCCGCCGCCGGTGCCGACGTTGAGCGCGAGCGTGGGCTCGTCGAGGCCGGGCAGCGGCGGAAGGTCAAGCTTCGCGCGCGCCTCGTTCCGGGTCAGGAACCCAGCCTCGACGCCGGTGCGGAGCGCCGCCATCTGCTCGGCGATGCCTGGGCGGATGATCGAGTCAAGGTCCCACGTCATCGAGTCGAACGGGCTCGCGAGCTTGAGCAGGACCTCGCTCTGCCACGCGTGCAGCCAGTGCACTAGGCACGCGTCGACATACATGCGCGAGAGCCACTCCATCGTGCCGTAGCCGGAGCCCGACTCGCCGGAGAGCATCGACACCGGCACGCCGTAGATGCGCGACACGTCCTGCACCGAGAAGGCGCGCGCGTCGCTCAGGCCCGTATCGTCGAGCGTCGAGCTGATCCGCTCGACCTTCATCCCCTCGGCGAGGACGAGCGGTCGGCCGGTGTTGACGCTGCCCGCGTGGCGAGCCTCGTAGTCGGCCATGATCTTCTGCATCGCCTCCGGCGACAGCCGGCCGGGATGAACGAGCGCGATCTTCGGGTTGCCGGCGTTCGTGTACGCCTTGAGCGCCATCTGCTCCTGCGCCGCCATGACGCTCATCGCGGTGCGGCACAGGCGCACGGGGCTCTCGCCCCACAGGCCGTTCGTGCCGGGCGCACGGATGTGCAGCATGTCTTGAAGCTGGAGCGTCCCGTACGCGCTCGTCCGGTACACCGGGCGGTCGCCGGTGAGGTCGAGCGACGTCGACTCCGGGTCGAGCATGATCAGCTCGAGCAGCTCGCCGCCTCGGGTCCGGTTGATCGCCGCGAACGCGTTGCCCCACAGGCACGCTTGCAGCGTCATCGCGCGCCTGAACTCAAACGCACTCGTCAGGGTGGAAGGGGAGCGCCACAGGGAGTCGGCGGAAGACGAGGAAACCGACGAGCTCAGGCGCGCGACGTCGGAAGAGATCAGGGTGACCGCCCGGTAGACGGGCGTGTAGCGCAGCGCCGTGAGCGGCGTCAGCGTGGGCACAGCGCCCGACTCTGCGTCGATGAGCGTCGTGGCCGACCATGGCCCCACGAACATCCGCTGTAGAAGGCGCTGCAGCATGCAGCGCATCATCGGACGAGGGTGCGAAACCTAGTGGCGCTGAATCGCGGTTTACATCGTCTCGTACACCGAGCCGCTCGCGCCGCCCCACGAATGGATCGCGATCACCCCGGCGACGAGCGGGTCGATGATCCGCGAGTTCGATTCCTTCGTGAGCCGGATGTTCCCAGCGTGGTCGCGCTTGGCGACGGCCGTACGACAGGCCGCGCGCAGCACCTGATCGTCGCCGCACAGGATCTTTCCGCCCACCCAAAGCTGCTGCCACAGCTGGCAACCCGGGCCGAACGTCGAGATTCCCATGCTGTAGGTCTGCATCGGGACGCCGTCGGCTTCGAGCACCTCCACGAGGTACTTCGAGCCCCACCGGTCGTACGCGACCTGCTGCACGTTGAACTCCTCAAGCACGGCCTTCAGGCGGATTCGGACGGCCTCGTAGTCGATCTCCCGGCCCGGCGTGAGCTCGATCCGGCCCTCGGCCGCCCAGGTCCGCACGGGCAGCCGGTAGTCCATCTCGCGCTGCGCCACGTCGTGCTTCGGCCACCAGTAGTGGCCGCGCAGGGCGACCCGCCCGTCGTCCAGTGGGACGGCGACCATCAATGCGGTCATGTCGAGAGACTTCGAGAGATCGAGCCCGCACCACGCCGGTCGGCCGCGGAGCGACGGCCAGTCGATGGGCTCGTGCTTCGGCCACAGCGTCATATCGAGCCAGCCGCCCGAGTTCTCGTTCAGCCTCGCGGCGTGGTACCGGCAGAACTCCGACCGGCCGAGCGGGCTCGCCTTCATCGTGTTCCACGCGCGCTTCAAACTCTTCAGGTCCGGTTGCCCGTACTCAAGGCCGGGATTCGCCTTTGCCCAGCAGTCGACATCGTCAAGCTCGTCGTCGGCGTCGATCCCGTACAGGATCGGCACGACCGTGTCGTCCTCCACCTCGCCCTTGAGGATCGCCTCGCCGTTCGCCACGAGCTCGCCGTAGATGTTGTCCGACTGCGACCCCGGCGTCGAGATGATCACGCCGAGCGACTCCCGCCGCTTGCTGCCCGTCGTGAGCAGCTTCGTAAGGAACCTCCCCTTGAACTCCGCCGCCTCGTCGGCGATCCACAGCGACGGGTTCAGGCCGTCGAGCGAACGCTCCAGCGCGGGCAGCGCCGACGCCTCGCAGTCCGCGTCGCGCCGGACGATTGAGATGAACTTCGGCTCCATGTCGGTGTCCTCCATCCGGCCGACCATCGTCTTGGCCGTATCAAGGCAGATTTCCGCCTGGTGCTCGCTGTTCGCGATGATGTGCACGCGGCGCCCCTCGCCTTGGACGAGGTCCCACAGGCACAGGCCGGCCATCAGGGTCGTCTTCCCGTTGCCACGGGCGACCTGCAGGAGGCCGAGCTTGACGCGCCGGCGGCCGTCCTCCGACCACCTCCAGCCCCACAGGTTGGCAAGGGTCCACAGCTGCCAATCGGCAAGGGTGAAGGTCTTCCCGCTGTCGTCGCCGACGAGCGTCAGCCGGTCGAAGAACTCGGCCATGCGCTCGACCGCGTCCCAATCCATCCAGATGTCCGAGCGGTTGAGGTCGCGCTCGAACCGCCGGCAGGCCGCGAACACCAGCCCGCCGGTCGGAATCCGAGACTCCAGCACCCCAGTGACGTAGCGGGAGACTCGATCGCGTGCGGCCATCCTCAGATCCTCGCGAAATTCGTTGCTGCTTTCGGGCGGCACGAAGGGGGCCCCCCCCCCCTCAAATACCTA